TTCCGGCTGAGTGTTATAAGCGCCGCAAATAAGCGGCGCTGTATTTGGCGTGGAGCGAAGGATTTGACCTTTACGTATCTGGAAGGGGAGAAATTGGTTGAGATTGCAAGTCAACTAAATCTGCCAGAAGGAACGGTCCGCCGTTGGAAGTGTACACATAAATGGGATAACGAACGTTCGGATAAGAAAAACGAGCGTTCGCGAAAGCGTAAGCGCGGAGCCCAGCCCAAAAATCAGAACGTCGTTGGAAACAACGGAGGAGCTCCGGAACAAAATAAGAATGCAGAAAAATTCGGTTTCTTCAGCAAGTATTTGCCTGAGGAGACCGTTTCTATTATCCAGGAGATGCCGACGGATCCGCTGGATGTCCTCTGGGATCAGATCCAGATTGCGTATGCTGCTATTATCCGGGCACAGCAGATCATGTATGTGCGTGACCGGGATGATAAGACAATCGAAAAGATTGAGCATAAGGTCGGCAACGTGATCGGAGAGCGTTGGGAGGTACAGCATGTCTGGGATAAACAGGGGAAATTCCTACAGGCCCAGGCCAGGGCACAGTCGGAGCTTCGCAGTCTCATTAAACAGTATGACGAGTTGCTGCATAAGCGCTGGGATCTTGCCAGTGATGAGCAGAAGGCACGTATAGATCAGATCAAGGCCCAGACGGATAAACTTAAGGGTACCGACAATGAAGCGGAGCTGAGCCGTCTTGACCAGGTTCTTAGCGAGATAAAAGGGGTTGTGTAGTATGCCATTTTCTGATAAACAGCAGGAGTTTTTCCGAAATGCAAACCACCGATGGAATATTAAGGTTGGTGCGACACGTTCCGGAAAGACCTATATGGACTATTATGTGATCCCTAAGAGAATTCGTGCCAGGAGAGAAAAAGAGGGCCTGGTGGCGATCCTGGGTGTTTCTAAAGGCACGATCCAGCGAAACATCGTTGAACCATTACAGCGTATCTGGGGAACCAAGCTGGTAGGTGATATCAATTCCCAGAACATTTGCCCTATGTTTGGAGAAGATGTTTACTGTTTGGGTGCTGAGAAAGTCAGCCAGGTATCTAAGATCCGAGGCTCTTCATTAAAGTATTGTTACGGTGATGAGGTTGTAGATTGGAACCAGGATGTCTTTAACATGCTTAAATCCCGTCTGGATAAGCCTTATTCCTGCTTTGACGGAGCCTGTAACCCAGATGCCCCACAGCACTGGTTTAAAAAGTTCCTGGACTCTGATGCAGACATTTACTGCCAGAAGTATGAGATCTTTGATAATCCATTTTTAAGCCGGGTATTTGTAGATGAGCTTTGCAAGGAATATAAAGGAACGGTCTTGTATGACCGGTACATCCGTGGCCTGTGGGTAGCTGCGGAAGGTTCTGTGTATAAGTTGATGTGTGATGCGACATCCAGTGGAGGCATTAACCCATATGCAATCTATGAGAAGCCTAAAAGCCTTTTACAGATCAATATTGGTGTTGACTTTGGTGGTTCAGGATCAGGACATGCATTTGTTGCTACTGCATATTCCAGGGCTTATCAAAGTATTACGGCACTTGCCAGTGAGCGCCATATGAGCGTAAATGGCAGTATTGATCCGGATAAGTTGGGAGAATTGTTTGTAGACTTTTGCTTGAAGATCATCAACCTGTATGGATTTATTACCGTTGTCTATTGTGATAGTGCAGAGCAGACGCTGATCGCAGGTATGAGGACAGCGGTCAGGAAGGCGGGGCTTGGCTGGATCCGGATTGAAAATGCCCTGAAGACAACAATCAATGACAGAATACGTTTTATGCAGCGGATGCTTAGCCAGCACCGCTTTTTCTATGTAAAAGATCAGTGCCAGAGCCTGGAAGATGCTCTAACAACGGCATTGTGGGACGAGAAGAAATGTCTTGTGGAAGATGTGCGACTGGATGACGGCACCAGTGATATTGATACGCTAGATGCTTTTGAGTACACATTTGAGCGGGACATCAGCCGGTTTATCCGGTACGAATAGAGGTGATAACAATGAAATTTTCTAAAATGCTGGCTGCGATCACGCAGGTTTTAAATCAGGATTCAGATACACAGGTTGATGTCTGCATGACTTCTGAAATGGCCCGTAGGATAGAGCTATGGACGGCCATGTATGAAGATAATGCGCCATGGGTGGATCGAAAGAAAGTGAAGAGGGCGCAGCTGCCGGCGGCTATTGCCTCTGAGGTTGCAAGACTTGTTACCCTGGAAATGAAGTCGGAGATAACAGGAGGTTCTTCCGCTGCTTATCTGAATGATCAGTATCAGAAAAAAGTGCTGACAAGTATCCGCAGATATGTGGAGTACAGATGTGCGAAAGGCGGCTTGATTTTAAAGCATTATGTTACAAAAACAGGTCTTGCGATCCAGTATGTACAGGCAGACTGTTTCTTCCCGCTTGCTTTTGATGATTCCGGCCAGATTCAGCAGTGTGTATTTACGGAACAGTTCCGGAAAGGACAGAAGATCTATACCAGGTTGGAAGTTCACACGCTGCAGGGAGAACAGATCCGGATCACAAACAGGGCCTTTGTTGCAACCAATGACTATAGCCTTGGAAGCGAGATCGGTATAAATTCTGTAGATAGATGGTCAGAATTAATGCCGGAAGCAGTGATGGAGGGTGCTGACCGACTTCTGTTCGGGTATTTCAAAGTACCTTTCGCAAATGCAGATGATACGGGAAGTCCGCTGGGTGTATCCGTATACTCCAGAGCGGTAGAGCTGATCAAAGAGGGGGACAGGCGCTATTCCAATATCTGCTGGGAATATGAGGGTACGCAGCTGGCGGTACATGTGGCAACTTCGTTGCTTAAATATAACCGTGACCTGGATAAATTTGAGTATCCGGGCGGCCAGGACAGGTTATACCGCAACGTGGAATATAACTCCGGGGCAACGGACAAGCCTTTTATGGACACATTTTCTCCCGGGATCCGAGATACGGCATTATTCAATGGGTTTAATAACCAGTTAAAGTTGATAGAGTTTGCATGCTGCCTGGCTTACGGAACGCTTTCAGATCCCCAGAATGTGGATAAGACAGCAACGGAGATCAAGACCAGCAAGCAGCGCTCCTATACCTTTGTATCAGATACGCAGTTAGCTTTACAGACCGCCCTGGAAGATCTGGTATATGCCATGAACTTTTGGGCTTCACTATATGGTCTGGTGCCGCTGGGCAATGACTATCAGGTTTCCTTTGACTGGGATGATAGCATTGTAGTAGATGCAGAGGCGGAACGCCAGACAGACCGTGCGGATGTTGCCATGGGTGTGATGAGCTTAGCAGAGTACAGAAGCAAGTGGTATGGGGAGACACTGGAAGAGGCCCAGAAGAACCTTCCTGAACCAGCAAGCGTAGAGGAGTGATCTGATTGACACCGGAAGAACTTGAAAAGCTGCCGAAGCCATTAGAACGTACCATGACGGCATTGGAAATGGATATCATGTTAGAGGTTGTAAACCGGATCCAGGAATGCTCCCAGATCACGCCGGTGACAGACTGGCTGCTTAACCGCATGACAGCTATAGGCATGAGTAAGAAACGGATCAAAGAGATCCTTCGGGAAGGTGTAAAAACTGCTGGGATCGATATTGATGAGATTTATGAAACTGCAGCAAGATCTGATTATGTGAGAAATAGTAGAATCTACAAAGCTGCAGGCATGGATGCAGTCCCGTATGAGGATAATGACTGGCTGAAACAGGTGGTGCAGGCAGTAAAGGACCAGACAGCGGATAGCCTCAGGCCCATGGAGAATATAACAAAGACAACCGGCTTTAATGTTCCAATGGGAAATGGGAAAAAAGTATTTACTCCTATGTCTGAATATCTGGAACGCAGCTTGGACGAAGCCATGATGAAGATCACTACTGGAGCTAAGACATACAGCCAGGCGATCGGGGATGTGATCGATGAGATGACATCCAGTGGTGTCCGGATAGTTGATTATGCGTCAGGAAAGTCAGACCGCATTGAGGTGGCTGCCAGAAGAGCCGTTATGACAGGCATTGCTCAAATGACCGATAATGTGAATGAGCATAACGCAAAGGAGCTGGGAACGGACTACTGGGAAGTTGAATGGCATTTAGGAGCCCGTAACACGGGAACAGGATACATGAACCACCAAAGCTGGCAGGGAAAAGTATATAGTTCTGCTGAAATGCGTACTGTCTGTGGCTTGGGAGAGATGCTGGAATTTGCCGGGATCAACTGCTATCATATCCGCTTCCCTTTTATTCCTGGTATTTCAAAACGTAAATACACGGATGAGTGGCTTGCAGAGCAGAACCGGAAAGAAAATGAAAAGAAGTCCTTTCATGGCAAAGAGTATGATACATACGCGGCGTTGCAGTATCAGCGGAAACTAGAGCGTACGATCCGAAAGCAGAAACAGGATATCAAGCTCCTGGAAAAGGGCGGAGCCGATAAAGATGACCTGACTGCAGCCAGATGCAGGAAGCGCTTAACGGAAAAGACCTATGTGGAATTTTCGAAGGCTATGGATTTGCGGCAGCAGAGAGAGCGATTGAAGGTTGGAAGCGGTAGTGATGTTAGTGAAAATGGGATTACAAACAAGAAAATACCGAAAAGTGAGGAGTATCGTATAAATCGAGATGAGATTTTTTCAAATGAGTATTTGAAAAAGTTTCGTGGTATAAGCGATAGTGCGATAGTGGATGAGAATATTTGCAAATACGCAAGAGCAGGTTTAATTCATCGGGACGGTACAGTAAAAGAGGATTTATATATTTTATCAAGCCGGACGGGTGAAATTCTGGGCAAGAATATCAATGATACGCTTGATTATGGTGTGTCACCTAATAAATCTGTTGTGAAGGCTGTGAGGAATAATCCGGAAAATCTGATTGGGCTGCATACACATCCAGATGGAACGCCGCCAACAGGTAGTGATTTTGAAGTATCTGGTTTGCGAGGATATAATTTTGGTGTGGTGGCCTGTGCTGATGGAAGTGTTTATACATATAAGCATTCAAAACAATATGTAAGCAAAATCTATATCGATAGTACAATTGAAAAGTACAAGAAAATGATTGATTCAACTGGTCATAAGGTTTATACTTCTGATATAGAAGCACACCTTGCGGCATTAAAAAGGGTTTCGGAGGAATATGGAATTTATTATGAAAAAAGATAAAGATTTTTATTATGATGGTCCTGTAAAAGATTCCGGCAGAAGTCTGGAAGAACTTGATAGGGATATTAAGAAAGAAAAAGCCAGAATGGAAAAGCAAAGCTGGCCTACAACATATCAGGGAGAATAGATACCACCAGTCAGTAGGCCGGTGGTATTTTTGTACCCATTTTTAAGAATAATTGCGACGTCGCAAATGAAAGAAGGTGATCTTATGGGACTTTTATCATGGATCAGGCAGAGGTTTTTCAAAAAGAAAGAGTGCTGCCACCACTACCGGAAACATTGGAGCCGGGCTTCCGGTCCTTATGGCGGTTATGTAAGACGTTGTACCAAATGTAATAAGATCGAGCAGTAAGCACGCAGAGATGCGTGTTATTTTTATGCAAAAAATTGTCCGGAATGACGTAAAACTACCAACACAAGGGAAGCAACCCCGTAAAAAGCGTAGTGGGAAAGGAAGAAAATGAAGAGAAAATTTTTAGAAGACATGGGTCTGTCCAAGGAGCAGGTTGACAGCATTATGGATGAGAATGGCAGGGATATTGAAGCCATGAAGTCTGAGCGGGACAATTATAAGTCTCAGCTTACGACAGCCCAGGAGACTTTGAAAAGCTTCGAGGGTGTCAATGTACAGGAACTTCAGGGAAAGATCACCAAGCTGACTGCAGATATGGCAGCCAAAGATGCTGAACACCAGAAACAGATTGCGGATCGTGACTTTAACGATCTTTTAAAGACTACTGCAGAAGGGTACAAACCCCGTGATCTGAAAGCGGTCATGCCATTCCTGGATGTAGAAAAGCTGAAAGCCAGCAAGAACCAGGAAGCAGATATTAAAACTGCTCTGGAGGCAGTTAAGAAGGACAATGCCTATCTGTTTCAGGATACGCAGATACCCAAAGTGGTTTCTTATACTCCTGGACCGGGCGGTAAAGGAACTGAAGACACAAAGGCAAGGGCAAACGAAGCCTTAAGAAGCATTTTAGGAAGAGAATAAGGAGGTAATTGATTTATGGCAGTTAATATTACAAGCAGAGCCGATGCGGAGGCAATCATCCGTGAACAGGTAGTATCTACCATTTTCCAGGACGCACCAAAGCAGTCCGTATTTATGAGCATGGCACGCAAGTTGCCAAATATGACCAGCAACCAGACCAGGATCCGTGTATTGGATTTCCTTCCAACTGCGTACTGGGTGGACGGTGACACTGGTATGAAGCAGACCAGCCGCCAGGCATGGGATAATGTATATCTGGATGCAGCCGAACTGGCAGTTATTGTGCCGATCCCAGAGGCAGTATTAGATGATGCGGAGTTTGATATCTTTGGTGAGATCACTCCAAGAGTAAACGAAGCAATCGGCCAGAGAGTAGACTCTGCGATCATCTTCGGTGTGAACCGTCCACGAGTATGGCAGAACGATATCATCACTCTGGCACGTCAGGCAGGTAACAATGTAGCTCCAGGTGTCAGCCCGGATTATTACAACCTGCTGCTGGGAGAAAACGGTGTAATCTCCAAAGTGGAAGAGGACGGTTATATGGCAACCGGTGCTTTGGCTTCCATGGGTATGAGAGCGAAGTTAAGAGGTATCAAAGCAACAGACGGTACTCCGATCTTTAAGAGCGATATGCAGGGATCTACCAATTATGCACTGGATGGTGCGCCAATGTATTTCCCACAGAACGGCGCATATGACAACAACATTGCTCAGCTGATCGTAGGCGATTTTAAACAGGCAGTGTATGCGATTCGCCAGGATATTACTGTAAAGATCCTTGACCAGGGTGTTATCCAGGATCCAAGCACAAAGGATATCGTTTACAACCTGGCACAGCAGGATATGGTGGCTCTGCGTATTGTATTCCGCATGGGCTGGGCTCTTCCAAACCCGGCAACCAGAATGGATGAGGATCGTGTAGGATGCCCATTTGCTTATCTGGAACCAGCAACACCGGTAACTACCCAGACAGTTACATTTACCGTAAAGGATAATCAGAGTGAAGCAAAACCGATTGAGGGCGCCATTGTAGATGTAAACGGATCCAGATTAAAGACCAATGCATCTGGTGAAACTGTATTTAACTTAAGACCTGGTACATATCCAGCTAAGATCAAAAAGACCGGATATAGTCAGATTACAGAAACTGTAACTGTAGTTGCATCTGCAGTAACTAAGGACGTAACTTTAATTCCAACTACCTAGGAGATGATGTGCTGATGACTTATGCGGATGAAGAATTTTATAAAAATAAATATCTTTTAGGGCGGAAACCGGTCATCAGCACTGGTTTCCCTTTTTATGCCAGAGAGGCGAGTTATCACATAGATCGGTACACTTTCGGAAGGCTGGCAGCTATGACAGACATTCCAGAAGAGGTCCAGATGTGCTGCTGCGAACTAGCTGAGTCTATTTACCAGCAACAAAAGACAGAGAAAGATGTTTCTGGAAAGACTTCAGAAAAGAATGGAACGTATTCTGTTTCCTATGGATCTTCTCAGGAACTGGCAACGGCAGCTGTACAAAAACAACATCAGATTGTTATGAAATGGCTGGAAAATACCGGACTCTGTTATCAGGGGGTGTAGTGATGTTTACCAATGCAGATGTGACATTATATTTGTACCATAAATCAGGAAAAGAGATTAGCTATGAGAGAGTAACTATTCCGGATGTTTACTGGGAAGATGTACGCCAGTCCACGTTTTTAAAGACCGGGCAGAGGGATGCTGCTTCTGTGCTTTTGGTCATTCCATTGGAAAACATCACAAAGCCGCTTGTATTTACCCCAGGCAAGGATCTGGCTGTAAAAGGTATCGTTGAAGATGAAATAGACTGCAGCAGTCAGGAAACCATGTCAAAGTCACTGGCAGCGTTGAAAGCAAGCTATGGGTATGTGACAGTTACAACTGTGGATGAAAGGCTGTATGGCAGTGAATCGGTCCAGCATTATGAACTGTCCTGTAAGTAGGAGGCAGTCAGATGAAGTTAGAAGTAGAAATGAAACCGGTTGATATGATTCTGAAGAGACATGGGCTGCAGGAGAATGGACCAGCACAAAAGACGATAGATAGCGAATGTATGCGCTATATGAGTGATTACATGCCAAGGCGTCAGGCTGGTGAACTGGAACATATGATGGTGATGTCTACGGTCATAGGTTCTGGCCAGATCGATACGCCTGGTCCATACGCCCATTACCTTTATGAGGGTATCCTTTATGTATCACCGACAACAGGCAGTGCCTGGGCGAAGAAAAATGAAATAAAGGTACCAACAGGAAAAGAACTGACTTATGCAGGCGCTCCCATGCGTGGAAAGAAATGGTTTGAACGTATGAAAGCTGATCATAAAGATGACATTCTTCAGGCAGCACAGGCAGTACTTAGCAGGGGAGGCAGTATATGACGATCATTGAGTATATGCGCCGGAAATTAACCGAATATCCAAAGATATCAGAGTTTCTGGCCGGTGATGATATCCATATTGATTTTACAGAACCGGATCCGGTTAATTATGGTTTGTCCAGCAGTGGGGATGCCCTGGTAAAAGAAGATATCCTGGGTAATCAGATCCGCAGGCATAACTTTGTTATGTACGCAGTGGGGCAGTCATTTACCGATTACAACCGGCTGGCAAACAGCAATTTTCTTCTGGAACTGGCCTATTGGCTGGAGCAGCTTCCAGAAGAGAATGGAATAGAAGTAAATGTGGGTGACGAAGTGAAACAGGCCACATTTTTAAAAGCAACCACAGCCAATGCTATGAGTATGGGGCTGATGGGAGATACCGTTGAACAGGGCGTTATGTATCAGCTGCAGATCTACGCCCAGTACAAAGTTGAAAGTGAGGAAGAATAAATGGCAGATAAGGCACCTGTTGCAGGACAGAAGATTAAAAGAAAATTCATGGGTAACTTTATTGACTCCGCTCTTCCAGGCGCAGCGGAAACGGCTTATGTGCGTCTTGGAAAAGATCTGGAAGAGTATAACGTGGAAATGAATGCCAATGTGGATACCAAGGATAATATCCTGGGTGAAACATCCGTTACTTTGGACAGCTATCAGCCACAGGCAACAGCAGATCCGTTTTATGCTGTTATGGGGGATCCCATGTTTGATCGCCTCCAGGGCATTGTTGATGAGCGTCAGACTCTGGATGATTTAAAGACTACCGTTGTTGAAGTACATCTTTGGGATGAAGTATCAGAAGCTGCTGGAAGTTATGTTGCATACTGTGAGGATGCTATTATTGAGGTGTCCAGTTACGGTGGTGATACTTCGGGTTATCAGATCCCGTTTAATGTACATCATACAGGAAATCGTGTAAAAGGTAAGTTTGTACTGGCAACAAAGAAGTTTACGCCTGACGCCGAATAAGGGGGATTTATATGGAAAGCCTTAAATTTGATGAAGGTTATAAGGAGTACATGATAAATGGCGATCCGGACCGTGTGATCCGGATCAATCCCTCCGACCTGAACATGTGGCAGCGCTGTATGAATGAAATGGAGAAGCTGGAACATGTGAAAGATGAACTTCAGGGCAATGTCAAACTTCTGGAGGACGGTACCGTAGATCCAACAGATGAAAATGCAAGCGCTGAGTGGAAGAAAGCAGAGCAGGGCGTGAAAGACTGTTTTAATGCTATTTTCAATGCAGACGTATATGACACGCTGTTTAATGGCCAGTCTCCATTTTCACCGGTAAAGGGTGGGAAGCTCCTGTTTGAATCCGTTATGGACGGTTTGATGCCGATCATTAAGAAGAATATGAAAGCCGGTGTAGAAGCAAGTAATAAGCGCATCCAGAAGTATACAGCCGGTTACACAAAATGATCCGGTTAGGTCAGCTTCCTGTTATTCTTACGATAGGCGAAAAGGAATGGAAGATAAGGACGGACTACAGAGATATCCTGGTGATCATGCAGGCCTTTAATGACCCGGAGCTTATGGTAGAAGAAGCGTACATGGTCATGTGTAAGATCCTGTATGAAGACTGGCCGGATATGCCAAGGGAACTTTATGAAGAGGCTGCTAAAAAGGCACTCTGGTTCTTGGATTGTGGCCAGGAAGACGAAGATGAGATAATGCCGGTCAAGGTGATGGACTGGGAACAGGACGAATCGATCCTGTTTCCGGCTATCAACCAGGTGGCTGGATGTGAAGTAAGATCTGTTTCTTATATACATTGGTGGACCTTTGTGGGATATTTTATGGAGATCCGGGAAGGAATCTTTTCTACTGTGCTTGGAATCCGGCAGAAAATGGCGAAGGGTAAGCGCCTGGAAAAGTGGGAAAGAGAATTCCGCAGAAGCAATAAGAAAATCTGTGATCTTAAGACACGATATACGAAAGAAGAACAGGAAGAAATTGATTACTGGAATAAGTTATTAGGCTGAGGCGCTTTGGAGCGTCTTATTTTTATGCCTGGAAATGAGGTGAGGATATGGCAGCAGATGGCAGTCTGAAATTTGATACGAAGATAGATACTTCTGGGCTGGAGAAAGGGACCGGGACGTTGGAGAAAGCGTTTGAACGACTTACTAAGGCGGTAGACAGGCTTTCTGATAATATCTCCAATGTGTTTAATAATGCCGGACAGGCTGCCGAAGCAGCAGCGGCCCAGTCTTCTAAAGCTGCTGAAGGAATTGACCAGGTAACTGAGTCTGCAAAGAGAGCTGAAAAGCAGACTAAAAGCCTGCAGGAACAGATGGATGCTATCAAAGTGGATCGTGGGGAATACCAGGAACAGGAGTCGACACCTGCCAGACAGGTAAAGGTGGACGATCCTTCTGCATATGGGTATGATCCAGCAGCAATAGATTTTATCGAAAAATACACATCCGGAGAGAAGAAAGCAGATCAGGAGACCAATGAATTTATCCAGAAAATCAGCAGCTTAAAGAAGGAACTCAAAGACCTGGAAAGCCAGGGGATGTACTTCGGTGATGATCAATATGATGAAGCTTATCTGAAACTGGAAAAAGTCAAGCAGGCTCTTAAAGATTACAAGCAGGAACTGACCAATCCAACGCCAGATGCAGTTGTTTTTCCAGCAGATTCCCTGCAAGGGAAGATTGATCGTTTAAAGAAGGAACTCAAAGACCTGGAAAGCCAGGGGAGAAGCTTTGGAGATGCCTTGTATGACAGTACCTATAAAGCTTTAAACCAGGCACAGTCTGACCTGAATACTTATAAAAAGGATCTTACGACTCCTGTTAAGATCCCGGTTCAGTTTGACGCAAACTCTTTTGAAGGGCAGAAAGAAGCACTCAGAAGTAAACTTTTGGGAATGGAGCAGCAGGGGATATCACTTGGAAATGCGGATTATGACCAGACCTATGTTCAGCTGCAGCAGGTGATCCAGGCAGAGAATGAATACAAAAAGTCTCTTTTAAATGCAGATGCCGGTCAGAAAAAAGCGAGTGCATCCGCAAATAAGTTAAGAGACTCAGTGAATGGAGCAGGCAAAGCAGCACAGACTTCCGGTAAAGGCATGAAACTTTTAGGCCGGATCAGCCGCATGATGATGATGCGTTTTGTCATGCAGGCAGTAATGGCAGCAACGGGTGCAATAAAGGAAGGGTTCCAAAATCTTGCAAGATATTCCGGAAGTGCAAACCAGACATTATCAAGCCTTATGTCTTCGCTGTTGTATTTAAAGAACAGCTTAGCGGCAGGATTTGCTCCTATCTTAAGCGTTGCGGTACCGGCAATTAATGCATTGATTGATGCAATAGCTTCAGCTTTAGCCTGGATTGGGCAGTTGGCGGCTGCATTAACAGGAAAATCAACCTTTGTAAAGGCCAAAAAGACCCAGGAAGACTATGCGAAAAGCCTGAAAAAGACAGGAAGCGCCGCAAAAAATGCAGGTAAAAGTCTGGCGGATTTTGATAAACTGCGCCTATTGGATAAGCAAAATTCCGGTGGCGGTGGAGGTGGTTCAGAAACAGATCCCTCCCAGATGTTTGAAACAGTGGCGGTATCTAGTTCTCTGGTAAAAGCTCTGGATGCATTAAAAAGCAAATGGAATGATCTGTCTTCATTATTTGCAAAAGGCTTTAAAGTTGGTCTGGGTGATGTTGCCCCAAGGTTTGAGACCATTAAAAAGGGACTGCAGAGCATTAAGGAAAGTCTGTTAGGTATCTTTTCGGACCCGCAGGTTCAGGCGGCTGCAAGTACCTGGGGAAATAAAATGGTCTATGACCTGAGTGTGATCACTGGATCTATCGCTTCGGTTGGTATTACCCTGGCAGCAAATCTGATCGGTGGTACCGCCAAGTACCTGGAAGAGGCTCAGGACCGGATCAAGCAGTATATCATAGATATGTTTGATATAACCGGAGAGACTGCGGATATTGTGGCAAATTTCTCTGCGGCATTTGCAGAAGTGTTCAATGCCTTTGCAGATGAAAACGAACAAACTTTTACAGCAAACCTGATCGGGTTCTTTTCTAATTCCTTTATGGGTGTGACAGAGCTGTTTGCCAAATTAGGCCGTGATCTCTTAAATGCCCTGCTTACTCCGTTTACCAATAATGCAGCAGGCTTTAAAAAGGCATTTGATGGTCTTCTGGGTGTTGCATCCCAGGTAATGGGAGATATCAAAGATATATTTACGGATGCCTTTGATCAGATAAATCAGACCTATGATGAGCATATAGCTCCCATGTTTGATGCATTTACAGAAGGATTTACGGAGATCTACGGAAGTGCCTTGGAAGCATTTGAGACATATATACTGCCGGCACTCCAGAATGTTGCCGATAAATTCTCAGAGGTCAAAGAGCAGTACCTGCAGCCATTTATCAGCAGTTTTGTCGCACTGTTTGGACAGCTGGCAGATACAATAACTGCTGTATGGAATAGTGCCTTACAGCCGTTCCTGAACTGGATTGTCCAGAACTTTGGGCCACTTATTGGTAATGCGATCCAAAATATAGGAAACTATTTAGCGTCGCCAACTGATCCTGCAAAGCTTTTCCCTGGGCGGCCGAAAGTGAAAGATCTGATCGCTCAGTCACGCAATTATCAACCAGAAATTTTTGCGGATATGTCTGAAATGCATCCGTAGCAACTACCTTACTCATCACATATTCTGCTATATAGCTCATATTTCATGGTGGCTATTCCGTTTTTACTGATCCTCTTTTACATTGTAAGTGTAGCAATAAACTTGCAATGTAAATGGAGGAAACTACATGGAAAAACTGAGGAATAAGATACTGGCTACGTTAAAAACGGGAGGAAATTTTACAACAGAACAGTTAATGATCCTGGATCAGGTGCTGTGTCATGAAATGAGTGGGTATGAAGTAAGAGAAAAGACAATGGAGCTAATGGTGGAAAATACGGAGAACTGGCAGCTTTATGAGATATTTATGGTACGTAAAAAGCTTATAAATCTGTCAGATGGTACTTTGGGTCAATACAAAAGAGTTATTGAAGATTTTTTACGTTGGTGCCCTAAAAAGCTGAAGGATGTAACTGCTGATGACATACGTATGTATATGGTATATTACAGAAAAACTCACGACATATCCACACGTACTCAGGATGGACATAGACTGATCTTTAGTTCTTTTTTTACATTGCTGCATGATAATGGGTATATCCCAAGCAATCCGTCAGCCGCATTGGATCCAATAAAGTACAAAGCAAAAGTCAGAGAACCTTTATCACGTCTGGAAGTAGAAAAGATACGCCGTAAGTTCCAGAACATACAGGAAGAGGCTATTTTTGAAATGTTTTATTCCACAGGCTGCAGAGTATCGGAAGTTGCTGATATGAAACTTTCTGATATTAATTTTGAAGAAGGATCCATAAAAGTATGCGGCAAAGGAAATAAAGAACGCTTTGTACATTTGACACCTAAGGCAATCTTGTCATTAAAAGCTTACCTGGAAACACGAAACGATAATACAGATGCAGTTTTTGTGGTAGGTAAGCGAAAAACAGCCGGCATGGGCAAAAGTACACTGGAGAAAATCGTTAAAGAAATTTGTTCCAGGACGGATATACAAAGAACGGTCACACCTCATGTTCTGCGACATACATTTGCTACACATATGCTGGAGACCTCACCGATTGATGTTGTACAAACTTTGTTAGGACATGAAAAACTTGATACGACAAAGATTTATGCAAAAACAAGTATGATGGTGATAAAAGATAACTTTTATCGTTCCCACTTATAAACATAACGCTCTGGTAGATGATCCTGCCAGAGCTTTTATTTTACCTAAAAATATGAGGAGGTATCTCAATGGAAAAAATCAAACTCACAGGATCGGAGCAGCTTTATGAGATCCAGAGTATCCGGTCAACATCGGAGCATGTGTTACAGATTATTTTTGCAGATGCTGTACCGGACTCCTGGGACGGTGATATCCAGTTGTATACGGCGGGAGCTGTTTTGGCAACCACATTGACCGGCTGGAACACCGTATATCGTGATGAGGGCCAGACAGTGTATCTATCGGATGATGGTAGCGTGTATACGCCACCTACTGATCCAGAGCCAGTTACACCACCAGAGCCGTATGTGCCAACTCTTGCAGAGCTGCAGGCCAGTAAGAAGCAGGAGGTTAGCCGGGCATGCGAGCAGGCCATCTATTCCGGCGTCAGTGTAACGCTTGCAGATGGATCCACAGAGCATTTTGCGCTGACGGAGCATGA